AATATGTTCATAATGATTAATCATTGAGGAATAACCATGATGAGTATTTATGGTGTTTCTTAATATTGCTTAAGTATGGTATAATTATAACATATTTATCACAGAAAGTCAATACTTAGGCAGTACTTAGGTACCACCTTAGTGTCCCGCCTCTGTGCCCAAAAGTCAAATCTTTTGTTCTACTTTAGGCTACTTTTATTTTCCTTTAGAATACAAGTGCTTAGGGATTGCTTAGGTGGTGCTTAAGGGGTGCTTAATTTTGCTTATTTTGTGCCTAGGTGGCTACATAAATATATTTACATTAGCAATCCCCACCCCCGCCCCCTAAAGTTATCCACAGGTTACACACAGGTTATCCACAGGAATCCCACAGGGTTATCCACAGGCTGTGCATAAGTTATCCACAGGTTATCCTTGAGTTATCCACAGGAACTGCACAGGTTATCCACAGGTTTATCCACAGAGAACCTAAGGAGAACCCAGGCATATTAGGACAAGTGTCTTAAGATGATCGTCTGAATTACTCAAGAGGTGCCTGAGAAGTGCCAGAGTGTGTGCCTATGTACGTCCCTATGAGCACCACCTGAGCACCACCTAAGCAACACACAAGACAACACAAGCAGCACAGACAGTAAAGAATTTCACTAGGTAAACTATTGATTACAAAGGGAAATAAAAATAAGTTAAAAATATTTGAATCTTTGGGGAACTACTAGAGATTACCAGTGACTAACATAGTGAACCCACTCAATAACCTAAGGAACTTAACAAAATGACAGACTTAATCTTAATCATCATCTTACCTCTAGCGATTTCAGTAGGCGGTGCTTACTGGATGACCGACGGCTTTACTAATCTTTAATAGGAGATATTCCAATGACTAACACACTACCTAATGGCGCAGAGATCATCGCAATTAACTATCAACGTGGCACAGTACTAGCCCACAACAAGGGCGCAGTAGAACCCTATGTGACGTGGGCATTCTGCGGCAATGACCTAGCATCAACCTACTCAGGGCACTATTACAGTGACCTTGAATCCGCAGAGAAAGATTATCTAGTACGTTGATTATCTGAGGGCATTGGTCTACAGTGTCCTCTAGTAACCAAACTGAACAACCACAACAGGAGAATATCCAAATGAATAACCTTAAAGAATTTAACGACTATATTGATTTACTTGCTAGTGAGTTTAAGTACTCAGGTCATGATGACTTTAGCGATTATTGTCATGAAGCTGCTGATGGTAGTGAGTACGTTATCTATAACGGTAAGGCATGGGACTTGGTTAACATGATCCGATTAGCTGATCATTCTATCTTTGATGATGCTGAACGGTTCATGGAACCACTACCAGACCTGCAAGCATATATAACCATGATGGCTTATGAGATTATCTATCAGCAATTATCATTGGCAATTCAAGAATTAAATGAGGAGGCGGCATGAACTACGAAACTTGGAAGAATGCGGTAGAAAGTACCGAAAAGGCAATGTCGATTGCTAGCGCAAAGCTTCAGCAATTTCCTAAGGGTGATATGGGTTTGATACCTAAACACGTTAGGGATTTACCAGAATTTAAGCAAGCAAAACGAGAATATGACACATTTCATAATACTTTGCGTGTCTTGAATAAGGGTCAAAAGAACTTTATGAAACAACGTGCTAATGAGCGTAAAGCGGGGAGAGTGTAACAATGATTATTGCACCTAAAACATTAGATAACGAAACAGCGACAGCTAAAGAAATATTACAGGATAAGCTAAAGTACAAGCAACAGGGGCACCGATCGTATAAAGATGGCACCGAGTTACCATCAGCAGCAGAATTAATTAAACTTATTAACGAGGGTTAACCAATGAAAACACACCACATAACCTTTCCACCTAATGAGCTGCTAACGTGGCTATATGAAGCCGAGAGAGCGCACACAAGCGATCCAAAGCTATCACAAGTATTCTGGTACTTGTCCAGAGAGAAACAGCGTTTAGTGGCTTCTGATCAAGTCAATGAGGATCATTTGCCACCACGCTACAACGTTAAATTAACCGAGAGGGTTTACTAATGAAAACTGTCAAACATACTTTTAGAGTGTTCAATTGGAACACTGAAACAACAACAGTTAAGGTGGAGCGATTCACCTTCAACACTGAACTAGCTGCGGAGATGTTCATTAACTCAATGAATGGACGTTTCGCAGAAACAATTGCAATATCTATTGAGGTGTAAAAGAATGGAAGGTAGAAAAGTATTAGGTTTTTGGGGTGCAATACATCCTTGGCAAGAAGGCGTAATCACAGCATACGATGAGAGCACTCATGAGGTCTTGATTGCGTGGGATGATGGTCTTGCAAAATATGCTGCAAACGCCCGTGACATCAAAACAAGTTCGCCAATGTCTGAAGGTGTTGGTCTGTATTTCATCGAGAGCTGAGAGGGTTTATTAATGAAATATCTAGAGAAACGAACCAAAGTATTTAAGCGGGGCATTATCCTACGTCAACGCTGCAAAAAGACACGATGGGGCATTGAGCGAGGTGAAGTGTTCACCATGTGCCACCTATGGAGATGGAGCGTAGGAATTGAGCACAAGAGCAACCACAGGACATATTGGGGCAAAGCATGAAAACTACTAGTTATGAATTACAGTTTGCATTGGATCAGGTTGAGAAGCTTAAGAGAATCGCCCATCACGTCGATAATTGGCGATTGCGTGAGGCATTAGAGTTTTGGCAGAAACAAGTAGAGAGACACAGCAAATGAGAATACTTGTAGCGTGTGAAGAATCACAAACAGTTACAAAAGCATTTCGAGCTGCAGGGCATGAAGCTTACTCCTGTGACCTACAAGAATGCTCAGGTGGTCATCCAGAATGGCACATTGTTGGAGATGCTAAACATCTAGCATATTCGGGCGTGTGGGATATGATGATCGCACACCCACCATGTACCTATTTAAGCAATGCGGGCGCACGTTGGTTATATCCTAAAGGCGAATTGAATTATAATCGAGTAGCTAAAGGATTAACCGCCAAAGAGTTTTTCATGGATCTATGGGAAGCACCTATCGAGAAAATTTGCATCGAGAATCCAACGCCATCTAAAATCTTTGGCTTACCTGAGCACTCTCAGGTCATCCAACCGTTTGAATATGGTCACCCGTACAAGAAACGTACCTTGTTATGGCTTAAGGGGCTTGAGCAGCTCGAACCTACAAATATTGTCGATGTCGCACAATCGACTAAAGTAGCGGGTAACTGGTTCAACAAAGGCGGAAAAGAGCGTCAAAAGAACCGATCAAAGACATTTGAAGGCATTGCAGAAGCGATGGCGCAACAATGGGGTAAAGCATGAAATGGTTATTGATTTATATCGCCCTTACGGGTGACCGAGTGGACGTTAACAAGATGTCCGCATTCAACACGATGGACGAATGTTTCGATGCAAGGGATCGATTAGTCGAGGTGATTGGTCGTCCCATCGTCAATTATCAAGCTATCTGCGTAATACAGGAGGAGCACCAATGAGCGATTGGAGAGAATCAAAACCAATATCTGAAGATGATAGACTAGTAAACCTAGCCACCTTAGTTCCCTACTATCGCAATCTGTGGATTGAATCAGACTTTCACGATGATCCGCCAGAAACTGTGGCGCAATATAAAGCACTGTACGAGCACTACGCAAAATTACTTAAAGAGGGTAAACATTATGAACCAAAATTCTAAGATTGATCGACGTTGCAAACTTACAGACGATGACGTAAGGCTAATCTTTGAGCTGCACGAGGAGCGGCTAGAGCTGCGTGAGCGTGTTAAGTCGTTGACTGTAGACGCAATTTGTGATAAATTCGGTATAGCGCATTGTTACTACTATGCGTTGATTAATGGCGAGAATCGCAAAGGGGTGACACTATGAGCGAGAATAAGCAATTCATGTACGGACAAGAATATAAGGAAGCCTTAGATACTTATCTGGATTCATTAGATAACGATATTAAGCGGGCGTTGTTGTATGATTTTATATTTGAGTACATGGAAAACCATATGACAAACGAACAAGTGCAGCAATTCATCGATACAGGGGAATGGTGATGGCATTAGGTTATGTACGAATTCATGAGGGGCTTTACCTTGTATACCAAGAAGGCAAACAAAGGTTCGAAATTGACAACGATAACGGTGATTGGGAGCTAACTATCGATGGAGAACGAAACGAGAACATTAAGTTCAAAGATATTCGAGAGGCTAAAAAGTTCCTTGAAAACATTGTCTTAAGGGAGTATACTAACGATGTTGGCTGCTGAATTATTGGCAGGTATACTACTGTTCCTAAAATTTCTGGAGGATAAATAATGGACGAACCACTACACCAACATGAGATGATCGATATGCTCTGGGAATATGAGCAACCATTCATGAGAATGGAGGAGCTTATGGATTGGGCTGAGAAGGGCTTTAGGGATCACCTAAGGGAAATGTCGGAGTCAGAGCTAAAAGCCCGTTACAAACGATTACAGGAGATCTCAGAGAACTATTCAGACTGTATGGACGTGAATGATGCGATGTAAGATCTGTGATGTTATTTTGTCTGACTATGAAGCAACCAAAAAAGACAACGATGGTCAATATTTAGACACTTGTGGTCAATGCTTAGGCAGTATCAGAGAAGCATTACAAGATTTTGATAAAGACTTACCATACAAGTATGATATTGGGCTTGACGAAGACGAAGAAATATGATATTGTATTACTTAAGTAATGCTTAAGCAGTATCATTATGTTTATTAATTAATATTAACCTAAGGAATACTTAAGATGTATAAAGATGTTGAAGAAGTAACAATTAAGAAAGCTGATAACGGTGTTATTGTCTATTTCTTAGGTCGTTACAATGATGGTGAATTTAAGAAGTTCACAATGGTCTATCCTGATTTGTCTGTCGCTTTAGACATGATAGAGGAATTCTATGGCAAGCCAGAGTGAAATTGATAATTACTACGAAGAGATTATTAAGGGCTGCTCTAAGGTGGTCCCTGATAAGCAAGCACTGATTAAGGAGGTCATAGGATTGACTTTAGACCTCTATCGTGCTAATCTAACGACAATCACGAATGAACGTGATCGTGTTTTAACTAAAGGCTGAGGAGTCTATTATGAAGAAAGTTCTTCTAATCGCTGCATTGGTAGCAGCAACACCAGTTATGGCTGCTGACGACACTAACGTGCGTGGCAATAACTCATTCATGGGCGATGGTAGTACCCGTATGGACAATGACGCTAAAGGCAGTGCGACATTCTCAATGTCATTCACTGGTACTGTCGAGCAAGCGTCACAGTTGTTCGGACGTGGTAGCACCCAGAACCTAACTAACACTAACGCAAAGACAGAGGATAAATAAGTGATGTCTGTAATTACTGGCAAAGTAGCTTTTGCTAACTTGACTGAGCATGAATCATTCAATGGTCAATCAACTGGCAAATACTCAGTAGTTTTAAGCCTTGATGAAGATGAAGCACAGAAGCTTCAGAACGAAGGCGTTAAGATTAAAACTTACAAGAATCAACCACAGCGTAAGTTTACTACGCAGTACGAAGACTTCACCGTCATCGATAACGATGGTGAACCTGTATCAAAAGCTTCAGTACGTTGGGGCGACACAGTGCGTGTTAAGTACAACGTAGGCAAGCCACATCCAGTACATGGTTCTTCACCGTATCTCCAAGCAATTCGTGTGCTTGAGAAGGCGGAGTTTGAAGATGCTGATGAAGAATTCTGATGCAGAATTCCTAGAACATCAAAGCTGCCCCAAGTGTTCATCTTCGGATGCGCTTGGGGTTTATTCTGATGGTCATGGGTATTGTTTTAGTTGTAATACTTACATTAAAGAGGTTGATGACGTGGATAACACAGCAACAGTTGTGTCCTATAACCGCCCTGCAGAACTCATAGGAAGCCCTATGGCGATCCCTGAGCGACGTTTAGCACTTGATACGGTACGCAAGTATGGTGTAACCGTAGAAACTGCTTACAATAGCTCTGAGGCGGTCAGACACCATTATCCGTACTACGACAGACATGGAAAGTTCATCGGTACAAAAGTACGCACATTGGCAGACAAGCGATTCTCTACCAGTGGCGACATGAAGAATAACACTTTGTTCGGTCAGAACTTGTTTAAGAACGAGGGACGATTCGTCACAGTGGTTGAAGGCGAGCTAGACGCAATGGCTGCCTTTGAGATGCTAGGTTCTAAGTATCCAGTAGTTTCAGTATCGAAAGGTGCGGCAGGTGCTGTGGCAGACTTCAAGAAGAACATGGAGTGGCTTGAGGGCTTTGAGAATGTTGTTATCTGTTTTGATAATGATGTTGCAGGTCATGAAGCTGCGGAGAAGTGTGCTCAGGTATTGAGTCCAAACAAGGCTCGTATCGTTAATCTAACTGACTTTAAAGATGCATCGGACTACTTGACCAACAACAAGGTTCGTGCATTCACCAACGAATGGTGGGAAGCTAAAGTCTATCGCATGACTGGCGTTATCACGCTTGAGGATGCTTGGGGTGACTTCGTAGCCCGAGGCACTGAGGAGATCATTCCATTCCCTGAATCATTCGGAATGCTTAACTCAATGCTCAATGGTGGTATTGCGGCAGGTGAAATCACTGTACTTGGTGCATTGACTTCGATTGGTAAAACTACGATGGTCAATGAGATCGTCTATCATTTCTGGAAGAACACCAATAAGATGATTGGTTGTGCATTCTTGGAGGCATCTAATGGCGAAGCAGTCGAAAACTTGCTCACGATCCACACGGGACATAATCTCTCTCTTGAAGATCGCCGTAATATTGATTTTGACAAACTCCATACTGACATTATCACTGATGGTAGGATTCTCCTATTGGATCATCACGGAGCGGTCGACTCCGACGAATTGTTCCTTAAGCTTCGTGCAATGGTGAAAGGATCAGGTTGTGAAATTCTGGTGATTGACCCCTTGCAAGCTGCGGTAACTTCTAACGCTAACGAAACTATCGATGACTTCATGGATAGGTTGCTTAAGTTGGCTAAGGAAACCAATGTGTCAGTCATCGTGGTGTCACATATGCGTAAACCTTCACTCTCTAGCCCACATAATGTTAGTGAGTATGATCTTAAGGGTTCAGGTTCAATCAATCAGATTGCATTCAACACTATCTTGCTCTCTCGTGACAAGATGGCTGAGGATGAATACGCTCGTAACTCAACGATGGTTCAAGTAGTAAAGTGCCGACGTACTGGCTTAACAGGTATGGCAGGTTGGTTGTACTACAATAGCTACACAGGGAGATTAGAACGTGGAGAAGCACCAGAGCAACACGCAGCATCAACTGAGGACGAGTTCTAAACGTGAACGTAGAGCGTTGTACATAAATGGTGTTAAAGTTCTAATGGGTGATAAATGTCATGACTGTGGTTATGATAGACATTGGGAGATACTTCATTTTCACCATGTGATCCCTAGGCAAATCTCAGGCAGACCTCCAATGCAAGTTGTTAAAGACTGGTCTTGGGAACGTTGCAGAGATGAGTTATTAGAACACACTGTACTTCTTTGTCCGACGTGTCATAGCGAAAGACATTTACTAGACGAACACGATAGTATAAAATACACATATGAAATTGATATTTGATATTGAAACTGATGGACTCAACCCAAACATCATCTGGGTTATCTGTGCTATCAAGGACGATAAAGAAGTAACAATTCAAATGCCTACTAAGGCTGACATTGAGCAGCTCTTGGAAGGTGTGACGGAAGTTATCGGACACAATATCATCGGTTACGACATCCCTGCGATTGAGAGATTGCTTGGGGTTTCTTTTGACAACGTAAAGATCACTGACACGTTGGTGTTGAGTCGGTTGTATAACCCTTCGCTTGAAGGTGGTCATTCATTAGGTAAGTGGGGAGAGAGACTAAAGTTCCCCAAAGGAGATTATAATGATTGGACTGCGCTTACGCCTGAGATGGTGGGATACTGTCAGCAGGATTGCAGGGTTACTCAACGACTCTACGAACTTCTCGTGGGAAAGCTTGAGGAATTTGGAAGTGAAAGCATTGACCTTGAGCACAACATACAGAGCGAGATTGTTAAACAAATCAGCAATGGATGGCTCCTCGATCAACGACGAGCATTCGATCTTTTAGCAACACTACAGGAGAAGAAGAATGAACTTGAAGACATGGTTCGTGAGGTGTTCCTCCCGCTTCCTACTTTTATTAAAGTGGTTAAACCCAAGTACAAGAAAGACGGTGGACTTTCATCCGTCGGACTTAAGTTTCTTGGAGATCTGTGGGTTCACGTCGGCGGTGATTTTAGCCGTGTTGATTTTCCTGAGTTCAATCTGGGCAGTCGGCGACAAATCGGAAGATACCTTCAATACTTTGGTTGGAAGCCAGACAAGTTCACAGAAACAGGTCAGCCAATAGTTGACGAGAAAGTCTTAGAGAACGTTACAGACATTCCAGAAGCACAGCTAATTGCTGAGTACCTATTGGTACAGAAACGTATTGCTCAGGTGCAATCTTGGGTAGACGCTGTGCAAGCCGATGGTCGTGTTCATGGTCAGGTGAATGCAATCGGTGCTGTAACTGGACGTATGACGCATAGCAGCCCTAACATGGCTCAGGTTCCTGCAGTGTACTCTCCGTATGGTGAGGATTGTAGAAGCTGTTGGATCGTGCCTGAAGGGTACAAATTAGTGGGCGTGGACGCCTCAGGACTAGAGCTACGGATGCTCGCACATTACATGGGTGATCAGGAGTATACCAATGAAATCCTCAACGGAGATATTCATACTGCGAATCAAAGTGCTGCAGGACTCGCTACACGAGATCAAGCAAAAACATTCATCTACGCTTTCCTCTACGGAGCAGGAGATGCAAAAATCGGATCAATTGTGGGAGGCAGCTCTACAGTTGGAAAACGACTTAAGGATAAGTTCCTCGAAAATACTCCGGCTCTTGCAGAGCTTAGAGAGCGAGTCGCAACCGCAGCAGCCAGAGGCTACTTACGCAGCCTTGACGGACGACGTCTTTGGGTAAGATCTGAACACGCAGCCCTCAATACGCTTCTGCAAGCTGCAGGTGCTGTGGTGATGAAACAGGCACTGGTAATCTTCACAGACTTTGCACAGAAGTGG